GTCTTGTGGATTTATACCATGACCACTTGAGAAAGTTATTGTAACAGTTGGTGATCCATTGGTCGTGCTAAATGCACTTGTGAGCGTTGTTGTAGATTTAATTGGATGTATGTCATAAAACACACCACCTGAATATGCATATAAAATTCTATTTGTGCCAATAATAGCGTATCTTCTACCTAGACTATTTACAAAATGATGAAGACCTCTTCCTGCACCAGTTAATTCGTTTTGACCAGTGCCTCCTAATTGATTCCAACCTCCTATTTTTTCAGGTGTACCATACCTAAACCTAACATTATCACAGTCTATCCATTGCCCTTCGGCTCCAGTAGGTGTGATTTGTTTGTTGATACCTGGTTGAAATCCTATTTTTTGTAGCATAATAAACCCATATATAGCAAATTTATTACTTATTTAACAGAGTAAAAGCACGGGAGTGTGGTTGTGGTGGTCCTCCCGCACTAACGTGTTTTATAGACTATTTTTTAGATGTAGTCAATTTAGATCCTTTAAACCAAGCTGGTAAACCTAATAAAGGTCTTTTATCTAATGAGTTTTCTTTAGCTGTTTTTGAATTAGCTTTATTATAATGTAAAAAAACTTGAGCACAATCTTTACCTCTAAACTCTTCTCTCCAATGTTCCAAATCACATCCTGAATAAATTAACATGTCACCTGGCTTTAAATTTATTTTAACACCTGCTCTACCTGTGTTTCCAGTAGGATCTAGATATATGGGCCACGGGTCACCACCTAAGTTTAGTGTAGTAGATATTTCACAAGAGTATCTATCTTTATGTCTATTAAGAGTATCACCTTGTTTATAAATTCTTGCATATGAATATGTTTCAGATAATTTTAAACCCGTATGTTTTTCCATAATAGGTTTTACTTCCTGTAATAATGTCTCCATTGCTACATCAGCGTAATGTGAATATGTATTAGGGACTTGTGTATCATTCCATACGCCCCAGTATTCTGTAAAAGGTGATATATATTTAGAATCAAGTAAAGCCTTTGCAACTTCTCTCTTGTTTAAAAAATATTTGTAAACAAAATCTGCTAACTCTTTTGAGATAGCTCCTTTTAAAACACTATATTTATTTTTTTTAAATGACATTTTTATTTCTCCTTTTCTTTAAAAGTTATTACCATAACCAATCTATATCCTTTTTTAGGAAAAAAATGATAATGAGGTAAATAATCAAATAAAACACCTTTATTTTTTTTAGGTGTTATTTCTTTTAATTTTTTGTTTTTGTTATTTAATATAACAGTTTTAGAATTTTTATCACAATCATTTAAATAAATTAATATTTGTTTGTGTTCATAATCGTGATCATAGTGAACAGGACATTTTTTTACAGAGTTATTAACTGTTAAATTTATTGCTGCTCTATATATCTCAGCTTCTTTTATTTTAAATTTAGAAAAAATATAACTAAAAACTCTTAAAAAATTTTGACAATGAATTGACTTGTATCTATCTTTATTATTCATTTTTTCTTTTCTTTCAATAATACAATGTTCAAAATAGAAGTCTTTTTTCTTAAACTTAGGTGTGCTATTTATTTTAAATACAAAAGAAGCTTTAGTTTCTAATATTAAATTATTAATTATTTTTAAATCATTTGGATGTATCACACTATTTTTTTCTACTATCATTTTAATTTATTTTTTCTAATTCAAATCTATTATTTAATGCTTTTTGATTTAACGCAGGCACCACTCCATGTTTAAATTTTATTAATGGTACATATAATCTATCTCCCTGAACATATTTGCAACTTTTTGGTATATCAATTTTATAATCATCTAAAGTCCAAGATAAACTTGGGTGACATAAAAAATGTATTGACTCACCACAAAACCAAGTAAGTTTTGCATTTTTATTTACGTGACTATTTAATAAATCATAAATTAATTTATAAATTCTAATATTAGTTTTATCTTTATAAAGATCAGTGGGTGCATCATCAAAAAATATAGAGTCAAATTTTCCTAAATTTTTTAATTGTTCTTGCCAGTAGCCTTTAATTACATAGACTTTGTGTTTTTGTTTTTTTGCCCACTCTTCCGTTTCATTTATTAAAAAAGGTTCTATTATAGTATGTGATTTAATATTATGTTTTTGTATTGCATTTGCAGAATAACCTAAACCAAAACCTATTTCTAAAACATGACCTCTAGGATTTAATTTTTTAATTAAATATTCCATATATGGTTTTTCCCACTCCATCATAACTTGAAAAGGTTTACCTTCTAAAGATGGATCTATAATTATTTTTTGATTATTTTCGTCTTTAGTTTTTTCTAATTGCATATTAAAAATAATTAAAATTTATTAAGAGTCTTGTTTGTTCATCAGTGCAATTAACACCATAGTGCATTTCATCAGTGTTAAAAATTACTATTCTATTTCTTACAGATTCTACTTTTTGGTTTTCTATCATTGTGTATCCATTGTTTGAGTTAACATAATATATAGCAGTTTTACATTTAAACTTCTGATCTGTATGTGGAATTCCTTTTGTATGTTTATCTTCTGAAGTTTTTAAATTTGCTTTTGCTCTAACTAAACTTTTTATATTTAATTTTTTTATAAAAGGTTTAATTAAATACATATAATCAGAGTTAACCATACCTCCATCAATTTGATTATAAAAACAGTGACCAAAATGAAAATTCTTTTTATCCTCTAAAGGATGATCTAAAATTGATTTTTGAAAAAACCAAGGAAAGTTTCTATCCATTAATTTTTCCTCTATAAAAGAATTTTCTTCTTTTTTTAAAAAATTATCTATTATTTTTTGCGGCATCTAAAACACTTTTTGGTATAGCTTGTGCGTTCCAATGTATAAATCTAAAAGGTTCATATCCTATATCAACCGTATATTGATGTGGCATGTAGGATGGAAAAAATATCATTCTTCCAGGATTAGGTATGTAATGAACACGTGAAGATGCGTAAGAAACTTTGTTTTTATCTTTTTCCGGTAAAAGATTCATCATATTACCTGATCTAGGATCTTCAAATAGAGGTGCCGATGTTTTTTTACTTCCTTTTAAAAAATAAAAACCAGACATGTGACCATTCCAATGTGTATGTAAAGCGTGATGTCCTCCACCATCTTTTGCAAACTCTTGCACCCACATTTCAGTTATAAATACTTCATAATTAGTTAAATCAAAACCCATTTCATTTAATAAATTAGTGCAAGTTGCACCAACATAATTTTGAAATTCTATAAAACCTTTTTGATTTATTAAAGAAGTTGAATGATACACAAGACCTAAATCTCCTTTATCTCCCATTTCTTTAGTTCTTTTTTTCTCAATGTGTTTCATTGATTCTTTAGAAGAAACAATGAATGGATCAGATGCTTTATTTAATTCATCTACGTATTCTGGTGCATCTGCATACCAAATCGGGCAAGCAAAATATTCTTCTAAGTATAACTTTTCTGGTAATTTTTTTTTCATAATTTTATTTAAATGGCCAACCTAAATTCCAAATCACTAAACTATTTCTTTCACCTTTTTTTACTGGACATACTCTATGCCATATATGAGAAGGAAATACAACTAAAGAACCTTTGGGTAGTATTTCATTACATTTTACAATACGTTTTTTACCAGGCGCACCATCTTTTAAATCAAATTCAAGTTCTCCACCCTTATATTCTTTTGGATCAGATAAAGAAACAGTAACTGATAATTTTCTAATTTTTCCATGTGTAGGATCTTCTTTGCTTTTTCTTTGATAAGGTTTATCCCAACTATCACAATGCCAATCATAATATTGGCCTTTTGAATATTTTGTAAATTGACAAGACTCTGACCAATGCCACTCAAAATTCCAACCAGCTAATTCATTTGCTCTATGAACATAAGGTTGTATTTCTTTAAATATCCATCTATCATTCATCCAAACAATATTAGAATCTCTCTTCTTTTTTAAATCTTTTACTTGTGATTTATTTAATTTTTTATCTCCAAATCCACCAGTTACCGCCATTTGATCTTTTAATTGATGACCTAATCTTACAATATCATCACAGATTCTTTCTGGTATTACAGATTGGAAATACCAATATTTATAGTATAAATTCATTCTTTTTAATAAGAATTTACTATATACATATTTTGATTAAAAATCAATAATTATTCAGCAGTAGATGTCCAACTTGAAGAAGATGGATCCCACTCAAAAGTATTAGGTGTGTCTTCCCAATCGTGTGCTTTCCATTTTTGTGCTGCATCGTCCCAATAAATACTATATTCAATTCCATCACCATAAGTTGTAACACTAGGATAAGCAACAGGGCCTTGCCAATCACCATTATCGTCTAAGGTCCAATTAGCAAAAGGTTGTGGTTTTAAAAATCTGTCATTGACGTCATCATAAACAAAATTATGTCCAGCGTATTGTTTTCTAAAATTATTATTATAGGATGTTTGTTTCCAAGTCCCTCCACTAAAAAAATTTTGACACCATGTTTCACCATCAACGTGCATGTCATTATCTCCTAATTTTCCATTAGAAGTTTCAGTATCATTACTTACTACAACAACTTGTTTTACTATCCAATGTGTGTCTGTTGTAAATCCTGTTGGATCTGTTTCTTGTTCTATTCTACAAAAATGTGCCATTAACTGCTACTCCAATTTCCAGCTTTAACATTAGCAAGGACTTCGTCCATTCTCCAAACACCTGGACAAACTGCTGCTGCAGTAAATGAATTTTCTTTTACTACAACTATACCAGAACCACCAAAACCCCAACTTGATCCACCACCAGCTCCGCCACCACCAGTGTTTGCTGTTCCACTGTGTCCTGGTTGTGGTCCACCATATCCATCACAATTAGTTCCTCCACCACCATTTCCACCTACAACATTTTCAGGAGAGCCACCTCTCCAACCTCCACCGCCACCACCGACGAATGAAGATGCTCCTACACAAGTAGGCATCCAAGGTATACTAGGACTTCCTTTTCCAACACCACCAGTTCCATTATTTGAAGGTCCCGCGCCACCTCCAGCGCCACCTCCGCCACCACCTATTCCTGGGTTACCTGGTCCTGATGCACCACCACCATTACCAAAACCTGAACACGGAAAACCTGATATGTCTCCTTGAGTTGCTGAACCTGCTGAACCTGCTCTTGAAGAACCTCCTCCAGAACCACCAGGGTTACCATTTCTTGCAGGACCAGGAGCACCTGACCCTCCTCCACCGCCACCACCATTTGCTGTGACAGGATTTGATGGGTCTCCAAAAACTGTATTATCTCCAGGTCCACATGAATTTGGACCACCTGCAGTTCCACCACCTCCGATTGTTACGGGGATAGTTGAAGCTGCTAAAGGAAAACATGCAATGTATACAAGACCACCTGCTCCACCACCGCCACCTTCAGGGCCACCAGATCCACCACCAGCAACAACCACTAAACCTACTGTGTTAGGTGCCTGAGCATTACCTTTTGTATAACAACCACTTGAAGTTATTGTTTGAATATTTTGTGCTACACATACTGGACCTGTAGATGCGTTTGGAACTCCGATTACTCCACCATTAGACATAGCTAATTATACCTCCTAGCTTAACTCTTCATAGTTTATAGTGATGGTTGCATCTGAGTTTGCACCAGCACCAGCCTCGATGTTATCGCCTTCCTCTAAGTATAAGGCAGTATCTTTATCTATAATTATTAAAACTGCATCTGCGGGACACGATACTGTGCTTGCAATTTTAATTGGTGAACCACCTGATTTTGTAATTGCAACAGTAATATCAACTGCGTTAGTACCGTCAATATTTGCGACAATGATATTATTAATTTTAAAAACTTTTCCTGATGATGATGCATTAGCAAGAATCTCAGTTGTTAAAGTCGTATTTAATTCTGCTTGAACAGACTTGGCTGTTATCGTTGCTACGTTTACTAGATTTGGTGCTGCCATAATTTATTCTCCTGTGCTCCTTTTAACCGAAAACTAAAGCCATTGCAATAGCTTTTCCTGTTGTTGCTAAACCTGATCCATTCGCTTGAACTTGACCTGTGCCTTTTGGTACCAGATTTATGTTAATATTACTATCTCCCCCAGAAGCCGTAAATGATGGAGCATTTCCAGCAGCTGCGTTAGCATATGTAAGTTGATTTACAGCAGAACTTGTTGCTGTTAATAAAAATAATTCATTGCCATTTGTGTCTAAAATAGAAGTCCCTATTTTAGGGCTAGTTAATGTTTTGTTTGTTAAAGTTTCTGTCCCTGTAAGTGTTACATCTCCTGCACCAAAAGCTAAAGTAATTATGTCAGGGTTTGAACCATCGTTGGCAGAAGCGAATACTAATTGATCGCCTTTATCAGTGGCTGTAAAAGTAAAACTATCTCCTGATCCTGTAGCATATTTAAATTGAACTGTGTAAGAGCCAGAAGTTGAATTTCTTAAAAAGTAAAATGTTTGAACATCATTTGGTATAGTTACAATTTGATTTCCTGAAATTGATCCTGTAAACTCAATCATTCTGTGTGCAAGAGTTGCACCAGTTGATCCATCACTTACCGATAAAGTAGTTGTTTGTGCGCCACCAGCTATAGATTGTTGTGTAAATCCACCAGATATTTGTTCTATGATTTGTAAATTTGTATTAGTTTTAGTACCCCAAGTACCAGCGTTTTCACCAGTTGCTTGAAGTTCTACACCTAAAGGTGAGTATGTTGATGCCATAATTTTTTATCTCCTATGCAGCGTCACTATAACTTGTATTGGATCCAGTTGCAACATTAGAAAGCGAACTATTTGATCCTGTTGACTCG